GTGGACCAGACAGTTATCTCAAATGGATAGGTGTGGTTGCTGCTATATTTGGAATATTCCTTCAAAATGCAGGACTACCCATATATGGTCAAGTTTTTTATATTATTGGTACTGGATGTTGGACTGCTGTAGGATTTTACTGGAATGATAAAGCAGTCATGTTAGGCAGTGTTATTCCAGCAACTTCAGTTGCTATGAATTTAATACAAAAACTAGTAGAAATGTTAGAAAAGACTTGACAAAGAGTCGATGACTTGGTATAATATAAGTATAGTAAGTAAGTGAGAAAAGGGATTGACCCTTTTCATTTTTTAATATGAACGAGAAAACATTATGTTGTTTAATAATACTTTAGAAGATATTGTAACATCTTACAATAATGAAGTTGATGATTTAGTCCTATGTCATAAAAATGACGGCGGGGGTAAAGCAAGGAGTAAGTCTGGACTTGCTTTTGAGAACTTTCTTGAGAATATATGTGATGTCAATGGTCTTGTCGCAAAGAGAAATGATTATAAGAAATCAGAGATAATTGATGGTGAACAACTTGATAAACTTCAAGTTGATAAACATTGTTATAGAGACAATGTATTAGTTAAAATGATAGAATCTAAAACTTATTTGGATGCTTGTTATCTGAAACGTGCAGTTGATGATTTTATTGATCTTCACAATTCACCCGATGTTCCAGATAATCTAGAATATTCTATTGTTACAGGACAAGAATGTGTTGCTGAAAATGCATTGAAGTATCATACCGCAAAGTTTAAGAGGGCAACTGGTAAAGATTTGAAAGTTTTTATTCTTAATCAGCACAAAAAACGTAATGGAAACAAAGCAATTTACATGGAAGAATATAGAAATAATTTCAATCTTGATATGTCTGAAGTAGAGGTTTTGGTAGAATGGCTTCAAAAATAAAATTATATAACGATGATATGTTTAATGTATTATCTAAAATTGAACCTCAAAGTATTGATTTATTATTAACAGATTTTCCATACGGTACTTTGAATAAACGGAATGAGTGGGATGTTATAATTGATTATGATCAATTTTGGAAATATGTTGATATAATATGTAAACCTAATGCTGCTATAATATCAACGGCTCAACAACCATTTACAACAAAACTTATATCTACTAATTATTCTATGTTTCGTTATTGTTTAATATGGGAAAAATCTAAAGCTACAGGGTATCTTAATTCAAAAAAAATGCCCCTAAAAGCACACGAAGATATAGTAGTTTTTTATAAAAAATTATGTACATATAATCCACAAATGACAGAGGGTACACCATATGATAAAGGAACTGCTGTAAGAGATACGGATGCTTATTCAAAACAAACAAAGGCAATTCATGTTAAAAATGAAGATGGTACGAGATTTCCTCGTAGTGTAATTTATTTCAAAACAGCTGAAAGTGAAGGAAAACTACACCCAACACAAAAACCTATATCTCTCATGGAGTATCTTATAAAAACATATAGTAATGAAAATGATAATGTTCTTGATCCATGTATGGGTTCGGGAACAACAGGTGTTGCTTGTATTAAAAAAAATAGAAAATTTATAGGAATAGAAAGAGATAAAAATTATTTTAATCTTGCTAGTAAAAGGATTAACGAAACTAACCCTTTAATGAAATTTGTAAAATAAAAAAACTTGACAATAAACGAATAACTTGTTATATTCATAGTATGAAATTAAATTTTGAAGTAATAGAAATACATAAAACTTTAGCGATAAAGTTTATCCAAAAATATCATTATTCACCAGTAATGCCTTCTATAACAAAGCACTATCTTGGTTTTTTTCTGAATGGTGATTTGAAGGGAGCATTGACATTGGGATGGGGAACTAAACCAAGACACACTTTCAATAAGATGTTTCCAACAAAAGGAGTTTTAGTTAAGAAAGAGGATGGAACTTTTGTTGAAGATATAAACGATTGGTATTATGAAATTGGTAAGATGTGTTTGTCTCCAGATCTTAATGACACTAAAGGTGCTGGAAGTCAGATGGTTTCAACTACTATCAAGTGGTTGAAGAACAATACAAAGTGTCAATTCCTTTATACAATGGCAGATGGAATTATGGGCAAGTGTGGTTTTGTTTACCAAGCATCAAACTTTTATTATGGTGAACAATACTTCACTCCAGTATACATGATGGAGAATGGAGAAAAATTACATCCACGAACATCAAACGAATTGTGTATAGAAAATGCTGAATACATAGGTAAAGAAAAAGTATTTTGGATGACTACTGATTTTATGATCCATAAAGGAATTAGAAAAATTGATGGTTTGATGTTTCGTTATCTATATCCATTGAATAAAAAAGCTAAAAGAATGATGTTGAAAGAATCATCAATGGATTGGAATAAAAATTATCCAAAAAGTAAAGACTTAAAATGGTTTGATGTTACAGATAGAAATAATAAAAAATCTGTTCCTCAACCAGATTTTAAGATGAACATAAGTAATATTGAATATAATAAAAATATACATGAATCGGCAAGTCTTGATTCTTTTTTACAATAACACTTGACTTTTCAGTATCGGTGTGTTATAATAAGGTATATAAAATAAATTGCGAGTAGTTGGTGGGCAACACTTTGGAGTTCCACTCCGAAGAATTGGGTTCGATTTCCCAATACTCGCTCCAACTTTTATGACATATTTTTTATGTTATAGATAGTAGTAAATACACAGACTATTATGATACTTAATTGTATCAATAGTAATAGTCGAATTACTGTTGAAATAACTTCAACGTAAATTAACTTTTTTCGGAGAACAATATGGTCTTAGCACCAAACTACCAAAACCACCCCACAACTAATACAACTCCTTTATCATCTCCTTTGATATTCGGATCTTCATTTACGGTTGAACAATCAGACCAAAATAGAGATTTGGTTAATCCAGAAATTTATCCTCACTTATACGGTGATAAACTATTTGCACCATTAAAATGTATAGAAAGATGTGTTATCGTAAATATCAAAGATATCGACACACCAAAAGTGGGCACAGTAGATGTAAATCAAGCTTGGTCAAAAGATGGAAACCCAAAATATGCTGAAATAAAAACATCCATTGAAAATTTTGGGTTCAGATTGGTACATCCACCTATTGCTCTTTTTCGTAATAAATCGGGAGCACTAGTGAAAATTAATGGCAGGTCTAGAAACGAAATTTTAACAGAATGGGAGTATTCTAATCGTATTTGTGACATTTATGAAGGAGATTGGGAAAATTACAATCAGTCTCAAATCGAAGACGCCATTTCCAAGTTTGGTCAATCATCCAATCTTCAAGGATATGACCCACATGGAACAACTTCAGCTGAAGATTTAGTTCAGAATTGTCTACACGCAATTGAAAAAGGATGGATTCACAAAGATAATAATGGTGTGCCATTGGAAACAGGAGAAAATTCTGTAACCTCTCGTCTTGATGATATATGTGGTGATTATAAACTGACAGCTAAACCGAAAGAACTTCTTGTTGCTCGTATAGTTGCACAAACTGACGAAGTTTTAACAGGAAAGAGATTTTGGCCAAGTGTTGCTCATGTAGAAAGATTCATTGTAAGTGGTCAAGGGGGGATGAATTTCATAAACATAAAACCACAATATGATTTTGTAAGTAAAAAATGTACCTCAAGGGGTATCATGTATGTAGTATTTGAAACTTCTGAAGTTAGGCGAAGTCTTCCAACCGCAACTGCTTTAGCGGCATCAAATCCAGATTCAGATGTTCGTGTGATACTGTACAAACAATACATAAAAGCATATGATGCACCAACAAATTTTATGGACACTTTAAGTAGTGTTAAAAATTATTGGGATAGTCAATTATCTAAATATTCGACTGTTCATTTCAATGGAGCAAAACTCCGTAAGGGAAATTGCTATATCTATGGTGCAGTACCTTCTTTAAGGTCATTACATAATCTAAATTATCTTATTTTTCTACAATCTGATGATGAGTGGAAACAAAAATAATTCAGTAGGCCGCCCGTTTCTCTATCGGACGGCTTACATTTTTCGGTATAAATAACTATGAAAACAAAGTATAAACTAATGGTGAATGGTTCTGGAAGTTATTCGGAAAATTCATTGTTCAAACTATATTTTACGATTTTACGACATCGCTTCCATCATCTATGTA